CGGCGTCGACCGCAAGTACCTGTGCATCCTGTTCGGGCCGAACGCCATCGGCTACGGTGTCGGCACGCCGAAGACCCCGTCCGAGGTGCAGCGCTACCCCGAGCGCGGCAACGGTGGCGGCGTCGAGGTGCTGTGGAGCCGCAAGACCTGGCTGATCCACCCGAAGGGCTACGACTTCAAGTCGGCGACCATCACCGCGCCGGGCCTGAGCCCGACCTGGGCCGACTTGCAGCTCGCCACCAACTGGGAGCGCAAGCTGGACCGCAAGGACGTGCCGCTGTCGTTCTTCGTGGTCAACGCCTGACAGCAAGGGGCGGCCTAGCGCCGCCCCCCTCCGCTGCGCAGCGTCGTTCCACCCCCGCCATCCAGAGGACAGTGCCATGACCACCGCCAAGACCACGAAGACCGCCACCAAGGCCGAGAACGCCGAGAAGGCGCCCACCATGACCATCCCGACCGAGCCGCTGAAGAAGGACCCGAACCGCGTCCCGCAGCACAACGAGGACGTGGTGGGCTTCAAGCCGCCGAAGCCCGAGGGCAAGCCCGAGGAAGAGGCCACCAAGGACACCATCTACCCGGTGGCCGGCCGCGCTCGCTGGGGCAACAACGACCAGGCCGAGATGCTCGCCGACTCGCGCAAGGTCGACCAGCTGGTCGCCGAGTCCGAGAAGTAAGCCCCACCCGGCCAGGAGATCAACATGGCGATTGTCATCGAAGACGGCACGGGCGTCGACACCGCCAACTCCTACGCCAGCGTAGCCGAAACGCAGGCCTACGCAGCAGCGCACGGCGTCACCCTTGCTGACGCCGCTGCGGTCGAGCAGAAGCTGCTCGACGCGGCTCTGTACCTGGAGTCGCTGAAGTACAAGGGCGAGCGCACGCACGCCGCGCAAGCGCTGTCGTGGCCTCGCACCGACGTCGAGCACGACGGGCGCACCTTCGCCAGCGACGCCGTGCCCACAGCCATCGTGCGTGCGCAGATGCAGCTGGTCCTGGAGCTACAGGCGGGCGTGGTCCTGTGGGAGTCGGCCAGCGCCAGCGCGCCGGGCAAGAAGTTCGTCAAGCGCAAGAAGGTCGACGTGCTCGAGACGGAGTACGCGACGCCTGCGGAGATGGGCGCTGAAGGTGGCGCCGCAGCCGCCTCCATCCCCAAGGTCGACGCGATGCTGGCGCCCTTCCGCCGCTCGCGCCAGCCCCTCTACACCTACCGGGCCTGACATGGGCGTCTACGACGAGGACATCGCCTCCGCACTCGAAATGATCGCGGAAGCGGGCAAGTCCGTCGCGCTGGTTCGGTTCTCGGAAGCTGCGCCCGCCGCGCAGCCGTGGGACAACGGCACTCCTGTCGAGACCCTCGAGTCGGTGCCTGCGGTGTTCCTCAACTTCTCCTCCAAGGACATCGCCACCCGCGTGGGGATGAAGGGCCTTCCGGAGATCGACGCCAGCCACCGCAAGGTGCTGATGCCCGCAGCCCCACTGACCCGCGCGCCCACCACGCAGGACGTTGTACGTGACGCGGAGGGCGACTGGGCGATCGTCTACGTCAACACGCTGTCGCCGAACGGCCAGGACATCCTCCACACGTTGCAGGTTTCGCGATGACCAGCAACGCCATCGACTTCCGCGACCAGGTCAACGGGCTCATCGCTGCTGTGGTGCTGCCACCGTACAAGACCGTCTGGGAGGGCAAGGTCGTCAAGGAGGCGGACAAGCCGACCGCCTCCGACAGCTGGATCCGCGTGGGCGTCCAGCACGTCGAGGGGCGGCAGGCTTCACTCGCAGGCGCGGATGGCCGCCGACGCTGGCGCCGCAACGGCTTCGTGTTCGTGCAAGCCTTCGCGCCGCTGCGCACCACCAGCGTGAAGGGAGCCACCACGCTGGCCTGCCTTGCGCGAGACGCCCTCCAAGGAAACTCGACTCTGGATTGCGCCTGGTTCCGAAATGCTAGGATTGCCGAGGTCGGCGAAAGCCTGGATTGGTTCCAGGTCAATGCTACAATCGATTTCGAATACGACGAGGTGAAGTGACATGACCATCGTTTGCCCCGAGGGTACGCTGGACTCCAACGCGACCGGCCTTCGCATCGCCATCGAGCGCTGCCTGAAGGAGCTTCCCTCCGCCGCAGCGCCGGTCGCCGCGTCGGGCACGATCACGCTCGGTTCCGCGGGCGTCGATGGTGACACCTTCACCGTCGGCGCGACGGTCCTGACCTTGGTCGCTGCTGCGCCCGGTGCGGGGGAGGTGCTGATCGGTGCGTCGGCATCCGACACCGCCACCAACCTCGCCGCAGCCATCGACGCGCTGGCGCCGGTGACCGCCGCAGCAGTCGGCCCGGTGATCACCGTCACCGCAGCCACCGCGGGCGAAGCGGGCAACAGCATCGCCCTCGCCACCACCGGCGACGCGACCCTGTCGGGCGCGCTGCTGCGCAACGGAGCCGATCAGGTCTATGACCCGGAGTGGGTCGCGCTGGAGCCGAACTCCTACAGCGACTTCGGCGGCAGCGTGTCGACCGTCGCGCGGAACCCGATCAACCCCAGCCGCCAGCGCCGCAAGGGCACCGTCACGGACCTGGAAGCCAGCGGCGGGTTCAATCAGGACGTCACCCTCAACAACATGCCGATGCTGATGCAGGGCGTCGTGCTCGCAGCAGCGCGCGAGCTGCCGACCACGCGAGTGCTGGATCCGCAGATTCCGGACTACGCCACGTCGTTCCCGTCCGGGACCACGCTGCGCGTCGTCGGCGGTGCGAGCTCGGCCTGGGCCACCTTCTTCGCCGCGCTACCGGCGGGCGTGAAGGCCCGCATCGCGTTCTTCCGCGCCAACGGCTCCACGGTCGTGCACACCGCGAACTCGGGCGCAGCCAGCGGCGCTGATTACGACGTGACCCTGGCGACGGCCTACGACGGCCTGTCGACCCTGGTGGAAGCACGCGTCGTCGGCATCGTGCTGCCGACCCTGCAGATGGCCACCCCTGTGATGGACTTCGGCGGCGCCATGGGCGCCTTCGCCAGCTTCCTGTCGCCGGGTTCGTGGGTCTTCATCGACCACCCGACGGTGTCCGAGCGCGGCTTCGCGCGCATTGGCGAGCTGACGGCCAACACCGCCGTGTTCGACAAGACCACTTTCAACCCCACCAACGTCAGCGGCTCCAACGTCGCGGTGTACATGGGCACGGTGATCCGCAACGAGTCGGACCCGGCGCTGATCCGGAAGTTCTCCTACCAGCTGGAGCGCACGCTCGGCCAGGACAACGACGGCATGATGTCGGAGTACATCATCGGCGCGACGCTGAACGAGTTCACGCTGAACGTGCCGCAGGCCGCGAAGGTCACCGCCGACTTCGCTTTCATCGCCTGCGACGCGCAGCCGCGCACGGGCCTGGACGGGCTGAAGGCCGGCACGCGCCCGACGCTGGTGCCCGCTGACGCCTTCAACACCTCCAGCGACTTCAGCCGAATCAAGCTGGCGCTGGTGGACGAGGCCGGCACGCCTGCCTCCGCCAAGCCGCTCTTCGCCTTCGTGACCGACATGAGCATCACGGCGAACAACAACGCCAGCGCCAACAAGGCTGTCGGCTACCTGGGCGCCATCGGCGTCTCGCTCGGTACGTTCGAAGTCGGCGGCGAGGTCACGGCCTACTTCGCCAACAACGAAGCCGTGCAGGCGGTACGCAACAACAGCGACGTCACGCTCGACTTCATCATGGTGAAGAAGAACGTCGGCATCGTGGTCGACATCCCGCTGCTGTCGCTCGGCAACGGCCGGCTGAACGTCGAGCAGGACCAGCCGATCACGCTGCCGCTCGAGCTGAACGCTGCTGAAAACAAGTTCGGCTACACCTTCCTGTTCCAGCAGTTCCCCTACCTGCCGGCCACCGCCGACCTGTAAGGAATCCGCCCACCCCAGCCCCAAGGAGTTTGAAATGAGTGGTTTGTATCAGGCGTTCGAAACAAACAAGGACCTGGAGAACAGCGGCATCGAGCTCGAATACGGGAAGAACAGCAAGGGCGCGCCGATCCGGATCCGGATTGCCCGCGCGGGCGGCGCCAACAAGCGCTTCGCCAAGGTCCTGGACCGGCTGCTGCGCCCGTACAAGCGCCAGCTGGCCAACGACCAGTTGTCGGACGACGTCGCCAAGGACGTGATGATCCAAGCCTACG